ATCGTAATACCAATCTGCAAACTCATCATGTAAATCAGGATGAACTTTGAAGTGTTCAGCAATTATTCTTGCATGATTTTTAATGACTTCTTCAACTTCTTGATAGTTGTAAAAGACATCTCTTGCTTCCATAACTTGATCTGGTAAAGGGTTTTCAATCATAATTCGCTAGCGAAATTCTCAGTTGAAATTAATTTTTTTAAGGTAAGTATTATTAAGGATAGCTCCAATCTTTCTTCTTAAATCATCATCTTTATCAGTTTTAGCTTTGTGATAATCACGGATCAAATCTTGATAAATTTCAGATTTTAGTTCAGATTTTTGTTGTTGAAGAATAGACTCTATAGGTTCTATATCGTACATTTCTTCAACTTTAGTAATCCATTTGTAAACTGTTTTATCGCTGACGCAATAATCAGCAGAAAGTTTAGCAGCTATCTTAGACTTACGAACATTGGAGCGTAGCATCTCTGCTATGCCCTCAAATGCTTCGTCTCTAGATTCTGTAATGTTCATGTACTCATCTCCTCGAATCGTTTTTGTACTTCTGCTAAAACAAAAGGTTCTAACGCATTAGGAAATTCTTCTTTAACTTCTTCGTATAAGTTTTCAAGAATTTCATCATTTACAGGGTGCGACATAATAACCTCCTACCAAGATGATTGATAATAGAAGCTATCGAAACATTTACCTGTTCCTGCCATTTTGTTTTGCCAATCTAAACAGGCTTGCATACGTTTCTTAGTGTATTCAAGATCCTCAAAATAATACTTATCGTATTCTTGAGATCCGAAGAAACAACCTGTTGTATTAGGCAAGTTAGCTTCTGCCTTTGCTAGTTTTGTTTTTGGATCGGGTTCAGATAAAATGTTGTCAATTTCTTCAACTAACTCTTTTATCTGTTCATCACTAACGTAATGACGATCACAGTTATCGTTCCCACCCTGAACATTTTCAACGAACCAGTTATGGATACAATTAACTTTTCTCCAATAAGCAATCGGGATATTAATTGAATAATAATTCCAGTTAGTAAACTCTACTGGAGCGTTTTCAAAGCCAATAGACTCAAGAGCAGATTCAAAGTCAGGGTCAATTAAAATTTCTTTACTGTCAGTAACTTTATCTTCGTAAAAAGCTCTTTTAGAAAAGTTGCCCTCGAAGTACATATCTAATCCCATTAGTTGTTACCTCCTATTTTTTGTAAAAATTCAATAACTTGAGCAAGATTTTCTCCAAGCATCTTAATCCCTTCACCTAAATCTTTATTAAGTGCAGATTGCTCTTTGTTTAATTCTTGTTGGCTCGTTGCGTAGTTAACATTAGCTTCTGCTAATTGTCTAACAACATCTTCTAAAGTTGATAATTTCTTATCAAATATTGTCAGGGCTTGTAAGACTTTTTGAAAGTCTCTGTTGTTTTGAGTCATAAAATTAGGATAAGTGAACTCATTATTAACAATAACATTGTTTTTGTGTAATTGCAACATTGTTATGCTATATTTAATGATGTAGTAACAGTATCATCATGAGTCTAATTAAGTCTTACGTCTTTTCAATTCAGGAAATGGGCTTTGACCCATATCACTTAAATAAATTATCCTCTGAAGAGTGGGATAACCTATTAACTAAAGCCTTAAAGTCAGATAAAAAGCTATATGAGACTTTAATTCTGACTAGGTGTAAATTAAAATTAGAAAAAGGGATTAATTAAAACCCCTCTGGTTTATTTTTATTGACCCAATTAACAGTTTGTTTCTTGGGTCGTTTTCTTTTAACTTTGCTGATAAATCTACCTTTACCAAGTTTTACATTCTTAGCAAATTCAAAGTCAATGTAATTGTGATGTTGAGTCATTTACTTAAATCCTTTTTTCTTAGTTTTGTAATACCTAAAGACTAGCTCGAAGCTATGAAGCATTTCGTGTTGAAAGACGCATAACTGAGTTTCTAGTCTGTGTTGCTCATCCAATATATCTTCATATCTCTGAAGAAAATGAGACTTTAATTCAGAAATTTGACATAACTTCTTTTGGATCGTAGCTAATTCATCAAATAAATCCTGATCGTTAGAAATTACACGATCAGATAAATTAGATAATTCAGCCAAGTCTTTTTGAGCCTGAACCATTTCTGGGTCGGTTGCTTTGTACTTCTTCATTTGTTTAGCTCCTTTTTTAAACAGTTTCTTTGAATTGAATTTCTAATAATAAATTTGTATTTATCTTTTATTTCCCATGAGCTATATTTCTTTTTTACCCAATTTGATTTAGGAAAAAGTTTTTTAACTTCTTCTAAACTTGCATGATAGTAAAAATCTCCATAACCATATTGAAAAGGTAGTTTGATAATTTCTTGACTATCCATACCATAATTAAGTGTTATATCACTTGAAAAATACGAATTGCCATTAATCTTATCCCTCCATTCTTTAGCTTCAATGTCAATCGTTTTTAATTGTTTGAGTTGCATAATTTTAGAAAAATAAAGAATAAAAAGTAAAAGAGGAGCTATTGCTCCCCTATTACCATATCTACAGCTTTACTTGAAGCTGCTAACGATTTGAAAAGGATCTTTGGATCGCTCTTTAGCATTGGACACCACGCTTCCAAATATGCAGCGTGGTTTTTTGTGTCAAGATTTGAAATCTCAAGGCGGCTGCATAGGAGGTACGCTCCCAATTCTGCTACCAATTCTTCCTGACTATAACTCAAGTCTTTTCGATCAAGTCTTGATTTATGGCCTGTTGAATGGATACATTCGTGAGCAAAAGTTGAAAGGTAACTTTCGTCATTTTTAAAGTTATACCTTTTTGGAATAACTATTTCATCAGTTGTTGGTCGATAGTATGCTCTATCACCTCCTTTAATGACAGCCTTAACTTGATGTTCCCACTGGAATAAACGATCATGAGCTTTTTTCACTCGTTCGTCTAATGGTCTAGGAGCAGAAGTTAAGACCGCCTTATCAATTAGCTCCTGAAGTCGTTTTTCTGACTCTTCATCAATGCCTCGAACATCAGCTACGTTAAATACTGGAACGCATTTATAACTCATGTAAGAACCAAATTGAACTTGTCCATTTTCGTCTTTTTCTTTGAGTTCAAAAGACCTCTGTAAAGGTTGCATAATTCGAGCAGACTTAGACCCTTTTTTAGGTAGGCAGCCAATCGACTTGGCCTGACCTCCACCAATAAATAACGGAAGATGCCAACCTCTGACCGCAGAAGATATACAGAGTAAAGCAGGATTTGAACCCTGATAATTTTTCCCTGTTAACAAATTCCTGAAGCCGCCTTTAACTGTCCAATCTTTTCGCCATACTGGAACGCCATCCTCTAAAGCCTTGATTAACTCATTCACAATAAGTTCTTCAGGCTTTACATAGGATTTTTTGCCATTCATACGGCCATTCATTACTGTCATGATTTTTTAGGATAAATGAAAAATTTTTACAGGAAAAAAAAGGGGAAATTTATTCCCCAATTTTTATTGTAATTTCGTTGGTTATTTGAGTTTCATCAAATAAAGGCCGCATATAGTTCTTAAACTTTTCGGCTTTGTATTCTGCTAAGACTCTTAATTCATCATCGGTTAACATTTCATAAGATGAACCCTTAAGCTCATCAAGACACGCCTGAAACGTGCCCTGATTTGTTAACGGATAATCTGCAAAATTAACATTTTTGAAAAACATTTTTTAACCTCCAACAAATTGATTGATAAAAGATTGTTCGACCTTTTCCGCTTTTCTTCCGTTTAAGAATTGCGTGATGTGTTTTGAAGTGGTTCTAGAATAATGTTCCATTGTCTGGAATAATCTTCCTGAAGAATGTTTTACAACTACTGGCGTGTTGTAGCTGTAAAAAACTTCAGAACCAGAAGAGAGAGTAAGTAAAGACTTACTCGCCCCTAATCTTTCGAGTTTCATTTTTGATAAGTTGATAAAGTTTGCAAGTAGTTTGATTGGAGCGTTTCGAGGGCTTGATAAACACCAAACCCCGAATAAATAACAGAACCAAACAAAATAGAAAAACAAATAAATTTAATTTTGTTCATCTTGGGAAATCTCCAGAGAATCGAAATCGTAAATAAAAGAGTCAGAGAACAGTTTTAAAAACTGCTCCTGATCCTCAAAAAATAAAAGTTCAAGTTCAGACATTAGAAAAATCTCCTAATGATTCTTTGAAAAATGTTGAGCTTCTTTCTGACTGTAAAACTTGCAGGAATTACAATCGGAGCATAATCAGATTTCATATTAGGTTTAATAACTGTAAATCTGGGAAGTTCAACTCTTTTTGAATTTACCTCGACTCGATGATAAAAAGGTCTGTTCAAGTTCAAACTCTTGCAAGTAGCAAGAGCAGATTCTTGAGTATGTCTCTCTGCTACGAGATCCCATCTTGCAGACTTGTTACTGTAATCAATACCAGTAAATCTAGTAATCGAATAGTTCATTTTAAATAAATTGAATGAATTAGATAAGAAGTAAAAGTATTACCTTTTACTTGTAGGCTGATCTACTGCTGCCGTTAATGTCTGGAGAGAAAAAGAAAGCTAGTCCGAAGATCTAAGCTCCTGTTATCCCTATGTTTTGGCCTGAGTGATACAGCCTAGAAGTAAAAGGAAATCTGCTAATAAGTGAGCTTTGCCAGTTTGCTATTAGCAGTTATGAAATATTTTTCTGGAGGAGCGTGGCCGCAGTTCCAGAGGAAATCCATCTTCTGGAGCGAGCAAGTCGCAAGTGTCGAAGGCCCAATAGCTCCGCCAGTCCAATATTTATTTTTCAAGTTACATTAGTAATATAGCAAAAATGATGGCAAAAGTACAGCCAAAATGATATTATTTATGATTACAATAACTTATCAATAGGGGGTGTAGTATCAAAAAAATTTATATAAAATATATTGCCGAGTACCTTAAATATATATTGCTAATCTTTGTTACTGATAAGTATGTACTACTTTGTTTCTACTTTTATTGATAGTTCAGGTGCTTGAATATTGACTGTCTCTACTGACTCTCCGATAACTTTGCCTAATGAATCCAGGATTTGTGCTGCTGTTTGTAATTGACCTTTTGAAACTGCCTTGTTAAATAATCTCACTCTCATCGCTTGAAGTCTTGGAAGCATATTTTCTCTATCTTTTTCCCAATCTTCGTTATTCCATTGCTTTACTCTACTCCAATCGCTCCAAGCAGAGGTTTCTGCAATGCCTTCAATCTTTGCGTGTTCTAAAACTAGCTGTCTTGTTGTCTTCCCTTCTAGCTGACGGGAATATAATCTTTGACTTCTAGCTTGAATATGCTCTTTTGTATTGCAAGCAAATTTAGA